CAACAACAGGCCGGGCACAGGATTAAACTTGACTCTGCTGAGTGGCTGCTTGGCAGCGCCTGCATCTTCGTACATGGTATGCACAGCAACGCCAACTTGAGATCCTGCAATGTCCTTGCCCAGTTTGCTGGCAACTGGAATTCTGTATTCCACGGTGTTTGGTTTGAATTCCACAAGACCTGCATTTATTTCCCAGGGCTTTTCGGGACTGTACAACAGGTCGCCCTTGACATAGCCACGAAAGTTTTCTGGAGTAGCAGCTTCCAAATATGGCCAGATACTCTGATACACTGGCAACAGTGTCTGCACTCGGGTGGCCTGATTGCCTTTGGCAGCAGCATTGGCATCACGCTGTGCCATGTGGTCAGCCACAGCATCAGTACTGGTAAACAGGCCATCGTATCCAACTGCACCAAATCCTGCATCATCTGTGAGCACAAATTCTCCGGTATCGGGCTTGCGACCAAATACCACAGCAGGTTTTCCGTCCCATTTTACTGATCCTTGTTTGGGCTGTTTGTAAAAAGAATCAGCAATGGCCAGCGCACGGTCAACACCTGCGGTTCCTTGACGGAACACATAGTCTTCCAGATGCTCAATGCCCTTGGCTTGGCCACCCACAGCAGCAGGCTCTTGTTCGTATATCTGATACAGGGGCTTGGCTTCAATCAGCTGTTGCATGCCTTGGTTTACTATTCTGTCTCGCAGTCTGGCCAAGAAGTTCACATCATTTTCTTTTACAGGCATTTCAGGTTCTTTTATACCTTCACGTGAGAGATATTCACGAAAGTCTTTGAGCTTGGCATCACGGGCAGGATCCGTTGCCAGAGCAGCATAAATGGATTCTACATTCTTTAGTGCAGCTCGATCTTGGGTGCCGCCCAGCAGTACCGCAGACACATAGTCCGGATCCTGGCCACCCTGGACCAGTTCATTTGTGGTGCGACTGATCATGCCATTTGCGCCCACTTTGAGTCCGGCTTGTTTGGCCAAGCTGCTTAGTAGCACATTACGATTCATGCCCTTGTAGGCTGATCCTTCAGATCCACCATAGTAGAATGTGCCCCAGTCCAGGTTGGGAAAGAACATGAAGTCAGTTTGCACAAATCCTTTGTTAGGATCGCCGCCAATGGGCGTTCTAAGATGTACTTCACCCGATTTACGAACCCATTCACGTGGGTCGAGTCCTTGACCGGTGGCCCATTGTGTGAGTCCTGCTGCCACTTGTTCTTTGGTTGCTTCACCAAGGTCCACCGCCAGGTCCAGGTCGCCAGATGTGGCTTTGCGGCCTGTGCTGCCCAGCCAACGATCTTCAGGGAATTTGATACCTGTAACTTGCTCTACCCAGGCAATAGTGGCTGCAACGTCAGCTTGATTGATACGTTGTGTTAGTGGTTGGCCTTTTGCGTCTTTGAATACATTACCGCCTTCGAAAATTTTCATCTTGATCCTGTTGAGTTTATGTGCTTGTTGGCGTTTTTCTAACGGTTCTAGCAAAACGTCCTGCATCCCGAGTGCGAATAGAATTCAGCAGTTTACGAGTTAGATTTTCTGCTTGCTCGGGGGTGTATGTGGCATCAATTTGCTCCAGCAAGTTAATGGCGCTGGCTATAACATTAGATGCACGACTTTCAATCACTAGATCACGCTCACGCTCGATATACATGGAATCTAATTCTTCTAACAAACTGCGGGTGCGTTTTTGCATGATTTTTATTGCAGACCTTTGATATTATTTATCGGTTTTTAATTTCAACCAGGTTTAGATAGACCTGAGTCGATTATTTATTTCTGCCCATATTGATTCCCTATCCGGATCATACGGAATCCAATGAGTTTCATTGATTAGCGATTCTAATTCTTTTTGTAAATTTGTGTCAACAGTAACATTGATCTGAGGAATAATTTTTTCTATTAACCAATAAAAATGCACAATCGGGGACGGTTGAACTTCTGTTTGTCGAGTTGATTTAAACCGGGTATCTTGACCAAATATGTCTTCTGACTCTGTGCTTGTGTGGACTATTTGACAATTTAAATTACTGGCTGTTTGCGATACTAGTGCATGATATACTTGTTGTCTACGATTGTGTTGGTGTTGCTGTACATAGATGCTGTGATAATTCTGGATCTCCTGAACTTTGCTAGCACTGCTCAACCACCATTTACGATCTTGTGAATCAACATTGATGTTAAAATAATAGGTTGGATCGTTGGCAATGATATTTTGCCAGGAATCATCTTGAACTAGTTTGTCAAATCTAACTGCACCCGGCCACTGAAAAATTACTATGCTGTCATGCATGCAATCTAATAGATCCACAAATCCTGAAACTAAAAATTCAGTGCCTGCTCCAATTCCTGCTGTATTAATCACTTGATATTCAGGCACAAGCGTTTGTAAAATTTGAGGCCACTCTGGCCATATATGCCCGGTTGCAAATCCGTCACCAAAACAAAAGATTTTCTTCATATTAAAATCTCTGATCAAAAGTTTTTAAATGTTGATCCACAATGTTCCATATCTGACAAGTGGTTGTAGGATAATTATCATTGTCGAACAACTCCCCATAGAATACTCCGACAGAGTTTGACAGCAAACTATTGATCAATGCTTGCGACATTTCGGTGCTGAAAAATTCAATGTCGTTTCCTGCCATAGTAGCATGCACCAAGCGTTTGCATTCCTTGTAACATTGCCATCCTTGATTTCTAGTTAAAAATTCTTCAAATAAATCACTTAGCTCTTGGTCGGGCACAAATGTTATTTCTAAAAACTTGGCCAAGCGATACAGTTCATTATAAAATTCCACTAGATCAAACAAACTTTCCATGCTAAATTCAAAAACTACTGCGTTGGGCCAGCGCCAATTATCTGGCAAAGAATATCCATCAACAGTTGAATTAAATTTAGCATACCATTCGTTTCTAAATTTGCTAGGACTATGTCTTACTGATTCTGGGGTTAGTGTTATTTTTTTTTCTAAAGGTATGTCCCCAGCTCGGCTCATGACATTGATTTGATATATCCAGTTGGCCCAATCCTGATTAATGTTGATTCTAACTACCTTGGTTGGGATATTCTGCGATATATTATACTCAGTATAGTGGGCAGCTTCTACCATCCTGTGTGCCATGTACGCTGTATCCTTACGAATCAGATGGCAAGAGCCGTACTCGGTAAAAATATTAGTTACCCTTGGACCTTTGTGTAGCCAAGTGTTTATCACATATTCTAAAAAATGTCCGTGGCTTCCAGAAAAAAAATCTAAGTATATCATCACGCGGCCTTGATCTGCCCCAGCAACTGTTTGAGTTTGTTGCTTTGCACGTCTGCTGTGACCTTACCACTCAAGGGATCATGACCGTCTCGCGGTCTGGGCTTTTCCCAGGGCTGCAAACTGCCACTGCTGTCAGCAGCCGCGACTTGGCTGCGGGCTTTGATTGAGTCCATGATCGAACTTTGTGGTTTGTTGTGGCCGTTTTCGTCCCCACCTTCATCAGTAATGCGCATTGTTTCAATGTTGTACTCCAAATCAATTTTTTGACCAACGCCGGTCGAGCTTCGAGATTTCATACATTGTATCTGATACTTGCCACGCTCTTTCATTGAGCGACTTGTAAAGATACCAAACACATTGTCTGCTGTGTTGATTTTACTGATACCACCTGAAATGTGGCTGTGATCAAATTCCATTTCTTCTACTGCTGACCTGTTCAACTGACTTGCTGTTACCAACAACACGCCCAGTTCTTTGGCCAAATTACGCAATTCTTCACTCACATACTTGTCTTTGACAAACAAGTCGTTGGGGCTGACTTTGGCACTGACTGGCATGACCAAGTCAAGATAATCCACCATCACAAAGTCCACTTTAATGCCGGTTTGAATCTGCACTTCCTTCAGGTAAGCACGGATATCATTCACATTGCTCTGTGCCGGCAAACCCTTCACACGATATTGTCCAGATTTCTTGGCCACCATCTTGACCTTGAGCTCTGTTGAATCAATATCACGGCGTATTTCTTTGGTGCTCATGTTTGTGAGCATGGCGTCTGTTCTCAAACTGGTAAGTTCTTCGCTCAGTTCCAGTGTGATGTACACACCACTCATGCCCTGCTGCAACCAGTTTAGTGCAATGTTCATCATCACAAGACTCTTGCCCGAGCCCGAACCACC